TAAATACCGTCCACTTTTTCGCAAATTGTACGCTTCCTTCGCAATGGAGCTTGCCAGCTCTTTTTTCTTGCGGGTGCTGGCCTTGTGCTGCTGTTCCGTGATCTCGAAAAAATCCACCTGCATGGTGTCAGCCGTGGCATAGTCTTTGCCGCAGATAAATTTTTGCTCTCGTACTCTGAAACCCGCGGTCATACTCTCCACGTCCTCCTTTCCGTACACGTCATGGAATTTTCTGAATCTTGAACCACAAACACGAGAAGGGAACGATGCAGAGGAACAACACCGGGCCGCGTTCCCTACGATCCTGCTTCCGGCAAGCCATCAGAACGCTGCCCTCGTTTTCCCTCTGCACTCCCTTTCCCCGCCGGGGGAAAGCTCCTGTTTTTCTCTGATTTCTCAGAATGTCCCTTAGTTTAGCTCCGATATACAAGCCCCTTGCCGCCTCGTCAGGGCGGCAATTTAACGACGGACGCTCTTTATATATAAGGTAGAGGGCTTGTCTTGCTTATTTCAGCAGGGCGAATTTGAACCAATCCGGCAGGTCGGATGCTGCAATAAAATACTTTACCACCAGCACCACGGCAAGAATAATCACCGGTGCCAGCAGGTACAGCCAGCCGATAGCGTAAGCGCCGAACTCACTTTTCTTCTTTTTCATCACTATCTTCCCTTCCTTCCCACACAGGGCAGCTATCTTCCGGGTCTGTGAAATCCGCCCGATGCTCAGAATTTCCATTGAAGCACACCCATGAAAAGTTATCATGCCATGCGCAGGTGAAACACTCTTTTTCCATCACTCACGTTCCTCCCAGTTCCAGCAGGAAGCTTCCCGGCCTGTCACGGGCTGAGAATGATGTTTGTTGAAACACGTCCCGTCCTGCAAATGCCACCTGCAAAATTCACAGCTTTTGTGTGAAGTGACTTTTGCGCCGCACTCTGGGCAGTGCTTAAACGTGTACTCGCAAAGTTCTTTCTCCCCGTCGTCCGGGTCGATTTTGATTTGCTTCCAGTCCTCAACGTGAATGCCGCACTTGTGGCAAATAAATTCGTCGCAGTCTATGTAGTCCCGGTTCTCGTTGTATGTCAGCGGTTGCAGGCTCTCCGGGGCAATGGTCGGTTCGGCATTCAAACTGCCCTCGATCATCTGCACTACACTGGTTTTGATTTTCCCGTGTGTCAGCTCCCCTTTCAGTGCATACTCTATGTTCTTGAGTACCTGCATGAAATGGTTTGCATCAACCAGACGTTTTTCTTTCATTTTCTTTTCCCGCTTTCTTTCTGGGCGTTCGCTTCTTCTTTGGCAAATCCGGTATCGTCACCACAATATCCCTTTGTTTCTCCATTTCCGCCGGGATTGCCTCGACCAGACTTTTGAATTTTTGCAAGGTTTGAACCTCCGTCGCCGCGAAAATGAACTGCGCCAGTTCTTCCGGTGTTCCCTGCTGGACGGAATGACCGTCCGGGTATGTTGTGATCGTCATTTTTCTTCGCCTTTCAGTTTCAGTTCCACTTTCGGCATGGGCTGATCCGAACGGTTCATCGGTTCATAGAAATCGACCCACTGTCCACCCTCCGGGAAGTCGTGCCACGCAAGCGCGTACCGGATCGTCAGCCAGACGGTTTCTGCCCGGTATGCTCCCTTCATGGTCGTGTCGATAGATGCAGGCGGAACGTTCTGCTTCCAAAGTGCGTCCATGCCCTGCCGCATCTGGTTACGAAGCCGCATACACTTGAGAAAATCCGCTTCGTGGTCTTTATGAAACTGCTTTCGTTCTTCGGTCGTGTGGCACCGCTTTTCCATCTTGTCCACATAATCCCAGCAGCAAACCTCATTGGTGAAGTCCTCAAACTGGCCCATGCGGAACCGGAGGTATTCTTCGCACGCCTGCTTCACGGCCTGTGCTGTCTCCCGGCTCATGGTGATGGTCACGGCCTCAACCTCTGCCGGGGTCTTATTTTTTGTTACCATTCTGTCACCTCAACAAATCCTGACAGCCGGGGCACCGTAGCCATCCCGTACCAGAACCCCCTCTTTTTCCGTAAAAAACATTGTCGTCTTGAACGGAAAGTTTGCTCTGTCGATGCCAGCTTCGGCGGCAGCATCGGCCAGCATTTTGCACGGGCCGTAATCACTCCCGATGGAAAAGCCGAAAGCTTGAATGCTTTTCGCGTATTCCTCAATGCTTTTTGCCAATGCCGCCTTGAATGTGTTCAGCTGATCCAGCGTAACGCTCTGTCGCATCGTATCTGCAAGGAAGCACACTGCAACAGAGGTAAAGCTATCGTCTCCGTTGCTATGCGGCTGGTGATCCATCAGCTTTCCAGCCCACCAGCTGACAGCCTTTTCAATATCATCCTTTGCCAAAATCATACCGTTTCCCCGCCTTTCTTTTTCAGAGGTTCAGGCCCCGTTCCATAGTCCGGCACCTTGCCGCCCGGCCAGTTGTGCCGCTGGCTGCGCTCGTACTTTTTGACCATTGCTGCCAGCTGAATAGCTTCCACCGCTGCGTGGATTGCCACATCATAAATGAGATTCAGGTGCTCCCGCTTCATGGGTTCGTTTCTCTTGACATCTCGCCACAGCCGGATTGTCAAGCCAAAGTGGAGTTTCCGCACCTCGTCTATCAGTTCGTCCAGTTCTTCCCGGATCACCGCATACCCTTCATGCGGACTTGCGAACATCCGAAAGCGGCGGTTTGCTGCCGCCAGCTCCTTCTTTGCCAGAGCACGGACATCTTTTGTGATAACGTCCATGGTTATTCCTCCGCCCGGCTCTTGATTTCAGCCAGCAGATCATCCAATGGAACATCGGCGAGGCAAAACCCGGCTTCTCCTTCATCCTCGGTAGAGACCCAGAGTGTAGAGGGAAAGTACAAAGCGGGGCGAACACCATAGGAGTTGTTGTACCAGTAGTTGTTGTTGGAGCCATCGGTGTCGACGTGCCAGACGTAGTTGACATTGTAGGTGTTCGGAGAGCAATTCGGCGTACCGTAAGGCGTCGCCAACCACCACGGCGTATCTACCTTCGGGATCAGCCGCCAATACTTTCCATACTGACGCAGGGTCAACAGGCCGATTCTGTATTCAGCGGTTCCGTATTCGGTCTGTCCGGTTGTGTCCTGCAGGTCGATCTTGAACGGAATAAAAGTATCCAGCGGCGTACCCTTCTCGGTAAACTCTGCCAGACAGTTACCCAGATACTTCATAACATCGCTCCGGCGCAGATCGTTGGGACACTCCGGGTCGTCGCCGTCACGGAACGGCATTTTCGTCCAAATGTCCTTTGCCAGCACCAGACAACCGTGTTCGTCTGCATCCAGCTTCACAAACTCTTTGCCCAGCGCCTTGAAGATGCCGCCATTTTTCACATTGCCCAAAGTTGTGCTTTTCAAAATCTTGCTCATGGTCGTTTCTCCTTCTTATTACTCCTGCTGCTCGGAATCCTTTTCGGCGTTCAAATCATCGAACGTCTGTTCCGGTTCTTCCTGTTCACCGATGTGAGTTTCTGCCAGCATTGCAACCAGTTCTTGCAGCTTTGCTTCTGCGTAGTCCGGCACCGTATATGCCATAACGGCGGCTCGTACCCTCATGCCGTTCTTCACGACATAATAAACCGTTCCGTCGGTTTGTTTTCTCTGGTAATAGCGGATAAAACCGTTATTCTTAATTTCATCCTCCAGCGGCGCAAGGTGCGACTGACAGATAATGCCGACCATGTGGCGATCCTCGGTCACAAGCGGGATAAGGATTTCTCCACTGCAGTAAATACCGATGCCCAGTTTCTTCACTTCGACTTCATCCTTAATTGTGTCGTCAAGATTGAAACCCTGAAAATCAATTTTGTATGCACAGTCGAAGTCGTTGTAAACCACCTTTTCGATCATGGTATCCTCGCTGATTCCCAGCATAGCGCCCATCTGGTTGCGGTTCAGCGGACGCGGGAAACCGGTAGCGCAGTAAATCGCCGACGCAGTTCCAATGTAGAAATCATCACTCTCGTCGTTATGGAAAACATTGCAGACAAGCTGCCGCTTGACCATCTTTGTCAGCCCTGAAAGTTTCATCTTTTGACCACCTCCACGTCCGGTTTTTCCGTTTCCCTAAACCTCGGATAAAAGGTCATTGCGCACATCCGTGCCTCACGGAGTGCTGCATCTGAGCTTTTTGCGTCCAGCTTATACGGTAGCTGCATCTTGTTTTTCGTGTAGCTGTCAATGCCGAACAACATGATGCTGAACTTTGCCATTTTCTGCTCCTTTCTGCTTATTTTCTTTCGGTGGGCACTTCCGGGCTTGAACCGGGTGGGGCCTATTCCCTATGCTCACATAAAAAGGAGCCGCCGCTTGGGGCGGCTCCAAATGTCAGTTGATGCCGTTGATAATGGGGATGCTGTTACCGTCGCCAACGTAAGCAGGCAGTTCACCGTTCCAGCGGGATTCCACATCGGTGATCTTGTAGTATTCCAGCAGGTTGCTGTTCAAACTGTCATTCAGAGCGCGGTTTGCTTCCGCCTTTTTCTCTGCAACATACAGTTCTGCATCCGCTGCCACCTTGGACTTTTCTGCTTCCGCATTGGCCGCGATCAGGTCAGCGTCCGCCGTGGCCTGTGCTTCGACACGGCGCTTGTCGGCGTCCGTCTCGGCCTTTTCCTTCTCCTGCTGGGCCTTGACCTTCGCTTCCACCGCATCGGTGAAGGTATCGGTGAAGTCAAAATTGGTTACGCTGATATACTGCAGGTCGATGTTGTACTGTGCCAGCACTTCCCGCAGTTTCGTGTCCATCTGGGAAGCGACTGCATCCCGGTTGGAAATCAGGCTGCTTGCATCATAATGGGCAACCACGGCTTTCACCGTTTCAAGGACACGGGGAGTAATCAGGGTGTCCTCATACTTTTTGCCGACTTCTTTGTAGATGGTCATTGCATTTGCCTGATTGATCCGGTAGCCAACCGCCACGCTAGTGGAGACCTCCTGAATGTCAGAACTGAACGCTGACAAGTCCATGCTCATTTCCTGAACACGGTTATCCATCTTCACGATGGACTGCCACGGGGCTTTGAACACAACGCCTGCATCCTTCGTACCATCCTCAACCTTGCCAAAGGTCGTGACGATGCCGGTATAGCCGGTAGGGACATAGGACACACAGGAAATGCCGATAAAAATGACGGCCACCACCGCCGGGATGATCGCGGTTCTTTTTGCATCATCCGAGAAAATCAGGATAGCCAGCGCAATCAGTACAAACAGTGCGCCGATAATAAAAAGAATCATATTTCCTCGCTTTCGCTCATGCGTTTATGTACGGGTGAAAGCCGGATTAAATCGGATCGTGGTAAATTGGGACGCCATTTTGATAATCCCATTACAAGAAGCTCACCTGCCCCTCTGGATTCTTATTTTTCGTTTCGCGCGGCCTGTAGTCCTTTTCTTCGTTCAGGACATCAATCGGATTAAATTCAAACTGCTTGCAGCGGTTCGGGTTGACAATTTTCTTTCTATCCCGGATTTCTTTTCTTGCTTCACAGTAAATTAGATCGTCGTCCTGCAGGGATGCCAGTGAACAATATCTGCAATACTGGGTCATTTCACCGCTCCAATGCGTCGATAATCGCCGCTACCATATCATTTAGAAAAGCAACAAGCCTACGCAGAAGTGACCTTTTGGGCTGGTTGTCGTTCGGCTTGCGGCTGTCGTTCTCAATTTCAATTCCGACAACATAGTTATTGTCTCCGACAACCGTTTGCTGGATTTGAATTGCATTATTTCCTGCCTTTTGAGACTGCTTCACATCCATACTTCGTCCCTCTCGTATTGATCTTTCAGAGCAAAGTAAGTATCGAAAATGAGCTTGTGCCCTGTCCCGGACGTTTCATGCTCGACCACTTCCCTGACGGGTAAAGTCACCCTTTCGCCAAATCGTCCCTTGAAAATTCTCATTTCAAGCGATCCATCTTGGATGTTTCGCATATATTCAAGCCCATATCCATCCTTCTGGGCCTCTGCTGCAACTTCTTCCAGCGCTCTTTTTATCTTCACCGCTCACCCTCCAAGCGTCGGATCGGGGCATTCCCATCTGTAGTCCTTAAATTTGATTCTCCGGTTCGTTACAAGCCTGCCCTCCACGATTTCAATTTCCCTGTTGAACTCCAAACCCATTTCATAGCCATACACGCGGAAATCCACGTTGTACTTTTTGGACATTTCAATGTAGGGCGTTTCGTCAATGTTCCATCGGCATCAACGCGAGATTTGGGAAATTGTGACCGTCTACGTCAATCAGGCCTATTTTCATCTTTTGCCTCTTTGTTTTTCAGACAATCGAGATACTGTTTTCTAGCATGAACTGCCACATGATCCGGCAAATAGTTCCTATAGCGTTGCGCTCGGCCCTGAAACTTGTAGGCATTGTGGGAGATAATCGCCACCGTCCAGCGCATC